AATCTAAAAAACTAGCCACATGGTCTTTTAGAGATAGTTGACACCCTGTAAATAATTCCCTAGGGTTAAATAAAGCAAGTTGCTAACCCGGTGGGTAAATATGGAAGTTCAAGAAATAGGCACAGCACAAGCCATCCTCTCTGGCGTTGCCACCAAGGTCGATGGATCAGTCAGCGTAAAGCTAGACATTCTCCCGACAGATCAAAAGCTAATCTCAAATTTATTGCACTTGTGGGCATCTAGCGACCGATCCCTAACCGTTGCATTTATAAAGGCTGACTAATGGCCAAGACTGGAAGGCCGTCAAAATTTGAGGACGTAGATGAGTCCTATTGGGCATTCCTGATAGAAAAGGGATTTACTAATCGCGAAATCGCCATAAAGCTTGGTGTTGACGAGTCCACTATTTACAACTGGAAGAAGCAGCACGTCGAGTTTTTCAAGTCCTTAAAGGATTGGAGAGAGTTTGCAGACTCAGAAGTAGAGGCATCCCTCTATCAAAGGGCCAAGGGTTACAAGGCTAAAGAGATTAAGCTTCTTCAGGACAAACAAGGCAGAGTTATCGAGCATGAGGTAATCAAGTATTACCCACCCGATCCAACAAGCATGATTTTTTGGCTCAAGAACAGAAAGCCAAATGAATGGAGAGAGAAGCAAGAGGTTGAGCAGACAATCCAAGAGATTAAAATAGACAAGCAAGATGAGCAGCTTTAGAAAGACCGCTGCGCAAGTCAGGGCGGTTGGTTTAATAGTCAACACCAAGGCCACAAATATCTGCATCGAGGGTGGTTCAAGGGCGGGTAAGTCTTTTGAAATACTAAGACAAATCATTATTCGTGCTGCAAAAATCAAGTCAGACCACTTAATAGTTAGGGAAACCTTTAACTCGGCAAAGAGAAACATTTGGCTAAAGACGCTTCCAGACGTTTTAAATCTGTGCTTCCCTGGCTTAAGACCAATGTGGAACAAGTCAGATTACTACATTGAGCTGATTAACGGGTCGCGAGTTTTTATCTCAGGTCTAGACGATGGCGCAAAACTTGAAAGACTCCTAGGTTCTGAGTATTCGACGTTGTGGTTCAATGAAACAAATCAGATACCATTTTCAGGTGTCTCTAAACTTAGAACCCGCCTCGCCCAAAAGAACGGCCTCAAAAAACTGTCCTACTACGATCTAAACCCAACCAAGACAACCTCTTGGGTTTACCAGCTATTTCACCAAGGCGTTAATCCAGAGGACGGGGAGGCGATAGACAATCGAGATGACTACCTTGTTATTAGAATGAATCCTCAGGACAACATTGAGAATCTTGATGAAAATTATTTAAAGGTTCTTGAAAAGCTCCCCGAAAAAGAAAGAAAGCGGTTTCTTTTGGGTGAATACGATGCCGAAAATAGCGGCTCTGCTGTTTACGCATTTGGGGATGAGCACATATCGGAGGATGCTCAAAAGCTGCCCGGCACCATTTACATTGGCTCTGACTTCAATTTCATGTGGAACTCAGACGTTCTCGCGTCGCGCCATGCGCATGGTCTTTATGTTTGGGATGAAGTGCAGATTGAGGGTGATACCTTCAAAAAGTGCGACGAGCTTAAAAAGAAGGGCGCTATCGGGGCAACAGTGATAGCCGACTCAACGGGCGCGAATCGCAGAACTTCGGGAAAATCTGATTTTATTATCCTTCAAGAGGCTGGGTTTAAAGTTGAGAGAACGCTTAATCCTGCCGTGGTTGACAAGATTGCTAATCTTAATCGCTGCTTTACGTTGGGACTTATTAAAATTAACCCACGTTGCAAGAAATTAATCCGAGATCTAAAGCAACTCACGTGGGACAAGCATGGCCAGCTAGACCAAAAGCGCGACCCATCGCTTTCCCACTTGGTCGATTCCCTGGCTTATTTATGCTATAAGCTATTCCCTTTAAACGGGGATGTTTCCAAATACGGGCCAGAATCTTTCAAGAGATAGACACTTTAAATCTTTTCACACACAATTAAAGCAAGTTGACTTTCATCCAAAGGCCATAAATGCTAACCCTCGAAATGCTCGCCACCCCCGAAGGCAGAAAGAAAGTAATACAATTCGCCGAGTCAAAAGATAATATTGGGAGGAAGGCTGAAAGCTTCAAGCAAGTCGAAGTGTTTTATGACCGCCTAAGAGAGTTTGTGGTTGAGGAGTTGCGTCAACAATTCAGCGAGCAAACTATCTCCGAGATGCCGCTGGTCAAGTCGGTTAATATTGCAAAGCGTTGTGTAAACAACCAGGCAATGATCTATTCAAACGCGCCAGAGCGCACATGGTCGGATCTGTCAGATGTGGACCAGGAAATCATGTGGAAGATTTACCACGACATGGGAGCTAATAAAAAGCTCGACTTTGCTAACAAGATGTTTAAGCTCCACAAGCAAGTCCTACTCCAGGTTATCCCAAAGAATGGCAAGCTGATCATGCGTGTTCTTCATCCTCACCAGTGGGATGTAATTACCTCGCCCGACGATCCCGAGAAGGCTATTGCATATGTCATTAGCGCTTACGATAAGACTGCAAACTTCCAAGATAACGAAGTAAACCCTGCCACCGGAAAGCGTTCTATCTCTGGGCAGTATACGGCCAGCTTCATCCAGAACGCTGATATGCGCGAGCAGGAAAGACAAAAAAATAAGACCTACGTTGTCTGGACAGAGCAAGACAACTTTATGATGAACGGCGCGGGGGATATTCTCGGGGAGGTATTGCCTAACCCTATTGGCTTTCTTCCGTTTGTTGAGGTGTCTGAGCAAAAAGATTTCGAGTATTGGGTGCGCCAAGCCAATGCGTACACTGATTTTACCATTGAGTTTAACGCTGCAATGACCGAGACTCGTCAGACTGTTAAGATGCAATCCTTTGCCGTTGCTATTGTTAAGGCACCTAAAGAGATGCGCTTTAACAATCTTCAAATTGGTCCTAATTACATTCTTCATCTTCCTAATGATGAGGTGAATGGCATCAAGACAGAGTTTGAGTTTGCCTCCCCCTCGGCTAATATTGAAGGCTCTATTCGGTTCCTTGAGGTCATGCTTTCGGGGTTCTTGTCATCTAATGGCATTGACCCGAAGACCGTCACAATGAACGGAGAGTCCAATCAGTTCACATCGGGGCTTGATCGCTTGCTTTCTTTGATCGACAAGATGCAAGCCTCTAAGTCTGACTACGATCTTTTCTCGAAAGCTGAAAGTGATCTCTATGATCTAATTAAGCGATGGATGAATGTTCTACGTGGAACACAAAGCCTTAGCCCTGAGTATTCTGTGCAGGTCCCGGATGACTCTGAAGTGACTGTTTTGTACCACCAGCCCGAAATGGTTCAATCCGAGTCAGACAAGCTTGACACGTGGGCAAAGAAAATAGAGATGGGCCTAGCCTCTCCAATTCATGCAATCATGCAGCTTGAAGGGCTTTCAAGAGATCAAGCACTAGAAAAGTACAAAGAGATCCAATCAGACCAAGAAATGGATTTCGAGGAAGAGACAGAACAAGTGGAAGAGGTCGAAGATGAGACCGAAGTACAGTCTTGATGAAGTAAGCCAAGAGATCGACCTTTCAGAAGTGCTGGGCAGAAACCCTAGCGAGGTAGAGGCGCGTGAGTTTCTGGATGAGGCAATCAATCTGATCATCGAAAGAACACAAGCAGGCTTTGATATCAACGGGCGGGCGTTCAAGCAATACTCAGAGGAGTATGCTCAGTTCAAGGGCGTTTCTCGCGGTGATGTTGACCTCACCCTAACCAGTGCAATGCTATCGGGAACAGCGGGAGAAGTTGACGGATCTCGCGTAAAGCTATTCGTTGAGGCTGATCAGGTGTCTAAAGCCTATAATCATAACGTGGGTGATACCCTTCCAAAGCGCACCTACTTTGGCCTTACGACAGAAGAGATTGAGTCAATCGCTGGCGGCATCGGTGTTGCCAATGTGTTTGAGCAAAGGCAACAATTAGACATCGCAGAAATCATCCGCAACATTGGATTCATAGTTGACGAAGATTAGACTGACTGGATTCGATCAAATAACGCCAAAGGTAAAGCTCGGGATTACTCGCGCCATCTCGGAAGCTAAGTTTGAAAAGACCTTTCGGGACTTGTGGGTTCAGCAACTGCAGGAGAAGGGGTTTGCCGAAGGCTTGCAGCCCGGAACGGTCACAAATAGAAAAAGAATTGCAGCATTTAACGAAACCGATCCGGCCTATCAGCCAGCCAAGGCCAATCTAACCCTAACAGGTCAGCTTTTAAAATCACTTAAGGGCTTTTTCCTTGGCTCAAAGCTAGTGTTTAGCATTCGCGCAGGCGGAAGACACAAGCCCTATGAGAACGCAGAAAGCTCGGGGCGGGCACTATTAGCAGCATTTGAAAAGAGAGACAAGCTGGGCAACGCAAGGCAACTAGAGCTAAAGCAATTCAAAAAGAACAGGGCGGCGAAGCAAGTGAAAAACTCGGACATAGCTAAATGGCAGTCTGATATTTTTGACTTTGGTCAGATCACTCGCAGTCCTGATTTTCTAATCGAGATAACCAAGAGACTTAAGGAAGTAATCATTGCGCGTTATCGCAATTGACAACATCAAAGGAGAGTTCGAAAATGGAACAAGAAGTCAAGAATCCAGAGGGTTCAAACCCACCAGCCAGTGGCGAGGGGTCAGGGGATAACAAAGTTTCCTATGATTCATTCCGCAAATCAGTAGAAGCAGAAAAGAATGCAAGGAAGCGTGCCCAAGAGCTAGAGTCTCGCGTCCAGGAATTCGAGCGCAAGGAAATGGAGAAGGCTGGTCAATACGAAAAGCTAATCCAGCAACTCAAGGAAGAGAACGAGCGCGTGAAGTCTGAGGTTAAAAAAGAGCGGGAAACCTATCTCTGGGAAAGAGTAACTACCGGGATCAAGACCGAGGCTTTGAAAGCTGGTTGTCAGAGTCCTGATAAGTTAATCAAACTCCTCGACAAAAGTGACTTTGAAGCTTTGCAAGCCGATGCTGATGGCTACAATCTAAAGCAGGAATCACTTTCCATGCTTATCGAGAAGGCCAAGAAAGAGAACTCATTCCTCTTTTCTTCTCAGACTGTAAAAATCAATGACGCTGCACCAGCTTCTCGCCCTTCATCTGGTGGCGAAAAATCACTAGATCAAATGTCTAAAGAAGAGATTTTACAAAAACTTAAAGGAGTTTAACCATGGCCGCTAACGTACTAACAAACACAAAGGCAGACCTAATTGCCGCCCTCGTTCAACGTGAACTTTTGGAAAGAGCCTCTCTCCTTCCTTTCGTTACTGATTACTCTGGGCTCGCAGTTAAAGGTGCTAAGCAAATCGAAATCCCGAAGCTTTCTAGCTTCACAGTTCAGGACCGCGCTTTCGGCGCTGCTGCAACTGAAAACGCTGCTCTCACTGACTCAACTGACGTGATCACACTGAACAAGAACAAGATCATTCTTTTCGGATACGACTCACACGACGAGCAACAGTCAAGCATCAACTACATGGCTGCTGCAATCGCTCGCGCCTCTGCTGCTCATGGCCGTCAAATTAACACAGACATCATCGCTGAGTGGACACTTCGCGCTGGTCTCTCTGTGAACGCTGGCGTTCCTGCTGACATCACTGTTAACGCTATCCTCGAT